GTTTCACAAATAACATACAAATATAAGCGAACAGACGAGTTTCAATCGATTGGAGCTAATATATGGTTTAGATCAGAATCACTTCAAATAAACCTTCAAAACTATTACGAAACATCAACAGAAAACACCGTTACTACCGCAGTACAATCAAATAAAACAGAATTTTGGGAAACTGAAAGCATGTCAATATCAAATTTGATAAATATTGTACAGGTTATGAAATTGCCTTATGTTTATTTGAACGGAGCAAGAACTTATTTTTTCGAAGCTCCGGAAATACCAAAACCAACATCACAAGAAAATTTTGGTTACATGGAATTACATTTGACCGTAAATCCAAATGATGTTTATACACCTCCTACAATATCAAGTGGGGATTTCGATAACAATGATTTTATAGAAGACGATTTTTCAATATTTAATTAAAAACACAATGAAAAAATTATTTTTACTTTTATTAGTTCCTTTTTTACTTCAAGCGCAGTCTCGTTCTGAAATACAGGCACAGATAGAAACTATTGCAACTGGAGTTCCAAACACAGCCTTAAAAATACGTAATGTTCTTTCGGTACTTGCAGACGGAACAGCACAAACCGGAGATGTAAAAGAAATTGATGTTTCAAATGCATATTTAACAGCTAATTTTGACGCTTCTGGATTAGGTAAAAACGAGCGTTTAGGATGGGCGATTTGTAACGGTCAAAACGGAACACGTAATCGTGGTGGTCGTGTTTCTATACAATACAACTCAACTTATCCAACGTTAGGCGCAACAGGAGGCTCAAAAGATGCGGTTGTGGTTTCTCATAGTCATCAACAAGGTTCTGAATCTTTGTATAACCTTTACGGTGGCGGTACATCGGTTGGAGGAAGAACGTTCCCTTCTGGTTCTATTAACGCTTTTACAAGCCAAAACACATCAACGGTTGGCGAAAGCGGAACAGATAAAAATATGCAACCTTACATAGTAAGTTTATTTATTCAAAAACTATAATTAAATGGCAACTTTACTAATTACCAAAAAAACAGGCGATTATTTTAGCTTTGTGCTGAACGGGGATTATTCAAACGAGATACTAAACACTCGAAATGATCTTACTGTGGTAAAAGGTAATGAATCTCATTTTAAAACAGCTAACGGAGCTAATTTAATTAAAGAGCAAATAATTTATCCTGCCGATGTTACTATTGTTGATGGAGTCACAACATTAAATCCAACAACAGTAACTCAATTATTTACAATGCTTATAAGTGTTGGTTATTTTGATTGGATTGACGCATCTGGTGGTGGAGGCGGAGTTACAAGATTCGATCAACTTTTAGATACGTTTACATACTTTGGAAAAAACGGACAAACAATAGTTGTTGATGAAGCTCAAATGAGATTAAAACCAGTTACGTTTTACAACTACAATAAATTCACCCAATTACAAGACGCTCCAAATGCGTTGGTGGCGGATAAATTTTTTCAAGTAGACCCAACAGGAACAGAAATTGTTTTGGTAGATTTGCCTCCTGCTCCTTCTGATTCTACTAAAACAGACAAGGGTGGATATGCCGGAACATCACAAGATTTAGCTGATTCAATTTCGAATATAGGTGCCGATATAGATGCTGAATTATTGTTAAAAGAGGATACCGGAAATAAGCAAGACTCTCTAACTGTGGACGGTACTGGTTCTAAATTCCCAACTGTAGATGCCGTAAATTCTGGGTTGTCAGGAAAGCTAAATATTTCAGATTATAACGACTACTTTAAAGGTAAATTCACGTCTTTATCTGCTTTAGAAATAGCATTCCCAACAGCACAAGATGGAGATTATGCAATTGTGGATGCAGGATCCGGTTCTGATGCAAAAGAATATATTTGGGATTCAGAAGAAGGATGGGTTGAGGGCGGTGGTTCTGGCGCATCAACAACTGACGCATTGCCGGAAGGAAGTTTGAATTTATATTTTACAACTACCAGAGTTTTATCTACTCTACTAAGCGGATTAACGTTGATAAACGGAGCAATAGTTTCTGCAGACAGCGTATTAGTTGCCTTTGGAAAAATTCAAAAACAAATAAATGATTTAATACCTTTTGCGACTACCAAAGAATTAATGTTTGCTTGTAGTGATGAAGTATCAGATTTAACAACAGGTATATTATTAACGTTCAGGATGCCTTACGGATTGACATTGACAGAAATTAAACTATGTGTTAATTCAGCACCCTCAGTTACAAAAGTAATTGTAGATGTTAAAAAAAATGGAACTACAATATTTAGTACTCTTCCAAGTATAGATCCAGGATCAACAACAAGCGTAGGAGCAGTTCCTTATGTAATATCAAATAACAATCTTTCTGATGATTCTATAATCACAATAATAACAACTTCTGTAGGTAGTGGTATTTTAGCAAAAGGGCTAAAAGTTACTTTAATAGGAACAAAACAATAATAACAACTAAAATAACTAAAATATGGTACCAGGTGTATTAATTAAGAAAAGCACAAAAAGCACAGTATATTTCGGGACTTATCCTAAATCGGACATGTTGCCTTTTGAACCTCAGGATATTGATCCAGATTACGAATGGCTGATTGAATACGTTCCATTTACAGAACCTTCCTACGACCCTAGGATATATCTGATTGTTACAAACGTACCCGATGTTAATTTTTACGAATTATTCGAAGAGCATCCTCTTTATCCCGGTTTAAAAGCTTATACAATTACTTACTCTTTGGAAAAGAGAAGCAATGAAGAAATTATTTATTCTATAGAAAATGCACAAAGACAAGCTAATGACATGGTTTGGCTTGATACCATTCATAAAGAAGAAACTGTTTACATGCTGAACGCTTTATTAAAACTTAATAGCGGATTCGCATTGACCCCGAATGAGCAATTATGGGCTAATAAAATATCTGAATTAAACATGAAGTTATCTAAAAATATAGATAATAGAAATGTGTTAGTGGCTCAAGTAATGGCTAATCAAGAACCAAACATTGATTCAGGATGGGAGAGCGCATAATAAACCCTATTCACAATTCTTTTAAACAGTACAAAAAAATGAACTTAGTAAATCCATATTTATTTGCAAATATTCAATTGAATACTGGTTTGTCAGCTTATTATAAATTTGATTCAAATTCAAACGCTTCCTTTGGTGGCATTAATGGGACTCCTGTTTTTATAACATACACAGGTGGTAAAATTGGAAACTGTGCTGTTTTTAATAATTTTACTGCAAGAATAGATTTAGCCGATTCAGATATTTTCTCATTTACGAGTGGTGTAGGGATTGACTTGCCTTTTTCTTTTTCGCTATGGGTTTATGTTACAGCATTTTCTTCTGTAAGTAACTTTCTTATAAATAAAAGAGGAGATAGTACAAATACAGAATGGCAAATGAGTCTTACGCCAACTGGACAAATAAGTTTTACTAAATTTAGCGGAGGTGGTAACACTGTATTTCAAACAGTAAGAACACCATCCTCGTCAATATCTATTAATACATGGACTCATATTGTATATACTAGCGACGGAAGTAAAATTGCGTTAAATGATAAGATTTATGTTAATGGAGTAAATATGTCTTTAACTAATGCAAGCTCTGGAACTTATGCGGGAATGGTAAACGGTAATTCAATTACTCGAATAGGGTTAAATGCATGGGATTTGCTAAATCCAAATCTTAGGCATCAGGGGTATATTGATGAATTGGGGATTTGGAAAAACAAAACATTAAACTCTGGAGAAGTAACGACTCTTTATAACTATGGAAGCGGAAGATCATATCCTTTTTAATTAAATAAATATAAAAAAATGGAAAACAATTTAATATTATTCGGTTGTGGTTTTTTAGGAGTTTTAGTACATTGTCTTTTTAAAGCTAAGGATTTGATTGAATATGCTCAAAAAGCAAATATAGAGTTCAATATTCAGGACTATTTAAAAAAAGACTGGTTCGGGGTTTCGGTTTCCGTCTTAACTGTAGTTATTTGGTTTTTAATATTTGGGGAAGTTGGCGCAAAATATCCAAAAATAATAGATTTCATAAGATGTAGTTTTATATTGATGGGTTGGTTTGGTTCGTATATTGCTCAAAAAGTGTTCAGCAAGGCAAAATCATATATTGGAAATATTATTGACCGAAAAACCGATATTGCAGATGATAAAGTTCAAATATCTGCAGATGATTTATCAGAACCAATTGCAGGAGACAGACCGAAAGACCGTGGTTAAGTCGTTACAATTATTCGCTTTAATTGTAGGTATAGGAACCTATTTGTTTTGGAACGATATAAAAGAAGAATTTCAAATTCCTGTTTTTTACATTGGTAACGCACTGTTTATATTTATTCTATGTGTGTTAAATTATAAATTATCAGATAAAAATGTAATTTCTTTTTTGTTAATTTGTTTATCTTTCAGCAATTTGTTAGATGAGATATTTTTTGATAACACAAAAATAAGTCTTAACGAAATAATTTTAATGCTAATCTTACCAATTGTTTGGTTTATAACACGCAAACACAATGCCGGAAAAACTAATAACAAATGATGTTTATCAGTTCTTTATCAAGATTTTATTTCCTGCATTTTTGGCGGTTGGCTTAAAAATAGCTATAGAGATGAAAAGCAATAAAACTAAAGTAACAGCCTTAAATGTGTTTTTATCCATGGTAATCGGTGTGGGAGGCGCTTACATTTGTTCTGACTGGGTTAGATCATATTTTGAACCGGATAATGTATCTATAGTAATTGCTATGATTGCTATACTGTCTGACAAAATAGGGGAGTTTTTAATTTACAAGCTGAATGTAGATGTTTTTTTAACTGCGTGTACTGAGGCTTTTTTTGATTTTATATTAAATTTAAAAGGGAAGAAATGAAACTAGATCAAAACGGACATAAAGCACTACATGAACGTGAGGGATTGCGTTTAAAACCATATTTAGACACTCAGGGTGTTCCTACTATTGCTATGGGAAATACCTATTATTTAGATGGCAGGAAAGTTACAATGAAAGATCGAACATTAACTTTATCTGAAGCGAACGAACTTGGAAAAATAACAGCTGATAAATTTGCTCATGAAGTTGAAAAATTAGTAAAATCAAAAGTGAACCAAAACCAATTTAATGCATTAGTTTCTTTGGCTTACAACATTGGTATTAACGGATTTAAAAACAGTACGGTATTACGTTTAGTAAATTCTAATCCGGATAATGGTAAAATCCAGGATGCATTTATGATGTGGACTAAAAATAAAGAATTGATTGGGCGAAGAAAATCAGAAGTAAAACAATATTTTCAATTATAACATTATGAAAAACGAAATAGTAATATCAGACACAGTATTTGGATTTATTAACGGAAGAACAATTGAAGGATGAAAAAATTAATCACAATAATTTATTTCCAAATAGGCGTAAATGTAATCGGATTACCTGATATTATTAGTCATGTATGTGGTGTTTTTTATCCAAAGAAAGAATTAATAAATGAATCAAAATATCACAAATGAAAGAATTTATAAAAGAAAATTGGTATTGGATAGGAATAATATTAGTTCTTATTTCAGCTTTATTTAGCCGGTGCAATAATGACCGTATTAGCAACAAAGACACTCAAACGTACAAAAAGGTTACTTCAAAAAAAGAAGCTGTTCAGGAAGCTAAAATACCGGATACAATCGTTAAGAAGTTCACGGAGATAAAAACCGTAACACGATATGTTGACCGGATTAAAATTGATACAATTGAAGTACGATATAAAGATACGATCCCGTGCTTTTTTAAGCGTTCAGGAGCGATAAAAGAAAAAGAATATAGTCTAACGTACCAAACGAATCAAAACGGCTTAAAACTGTACAACATGCAAATTGAAGATTCTTTACTAATTGTAACCGGAACTAAAAGAAAATGGTTTTTATGCAAGGAAACAAATACAATCGATATTTCGCATTCTAATAAATACATTTCTTCATATCAGGTACAGCACATTGAAGTAGTTCAGAAAAAGAAATTTTACGATACTACATTGTTTAAATTTGGCGTTGGTTTTATTTTAGGTGTTGCCGTAACGAAATAATTGTTATCTTTACAGAGATAAATTTATCATATTTGGATCCGACCTCGTTATTTTTAGTTTATCAAGCATTTTTATTCTTTCATAATTACAATTTGTTTTTTGGTTTTAGCAGTCTGGTTAACTGCACATTATCAAAACCGCTTCTTAATTGGAGCGGTTTTTTGTATTCTACACGTCAATGAAACGGATTCAAATGTTAAATTTTAGTTTTAAAGTAATTTTATTTTAATTAAATTATTGTGTAATTAAAAAATAGTATTATATTTGCTCTCAGACAACCACTAATAAAAATATTATGAGAGCTAATTTTGAAACAGGTAAAATATCAGAAGTTGAATTTTTCGGAGGACTTTATAAAGTTACAATGAACAAAAGCAGTTGTTTTGAGATTAGAAAATATAATTCTGATATGAATAGATACAATTTAATCTATGAAACATCTAAAAATTGTACTTGGGAATTTGTATTAAAACTAATAAATATATAATAATGGCAAGACCTAAAATTAAAGATCGAGGAGAAATTAAAGACATTCTAACTATTAGTATTGAAAGAAAGTATTTAACCAACCAAGACAAAGAACAATTAAGAGCAGTTGCTTACTCAGCAATTGTCGGATTTATTAACAACCAAAAAACAAAGTGATATTATGACAGCAGTACAAGAAATTATAGCTTTTTGTGGAGATTCAAAAGAATTAGCACAAGTAAAAAAATACGCTGAGCTTATGCTTGAAAAAGAAGAAAAGGAATGTGAAATATGTTATGATAAAGGGTTTTTAGACGGAAAAAATAATTAAAAAAACTATGAAACGAATAAAATTAGGATTTGGATTTTATATTATAAGAACTCCAAAATCAGATAAAACATTTGTTAGTAAAAGAGCTTCAAAATTTATGGATGAATATTTCGGAGAGCATCAATACACTAATCCAGAATTAAGTATGACTAATAGAAGATTTGGTTTTGAGGATGGTTACTTAGCATGTTTAAAAGACTTAGGAATTGCATTAAGATACTCAAATAAAAAAAATAAACCATGAAAACAATAGCCGTTATAACACCAAGCCAAAGAGACTTCAATCAGTATAGATTAGAAAACCAATATTCCGGAACTACACACAACTTCATCCAAGTGCAAACTATTGAAGATGTATTAAAGAACCAATTCAACGACTTTGTTGTAAAATCGAACTCGGTAAAGATGCCGAATGTGAATGCGATTATAAAAGCGGTGGAAAATAATATAAATCAACTTAATTAAAAAGTTATGGAAGTAGAAGAAATAGAAAGTTTGGGTTTTAAATTCATAAACGACAATAATAAATACGGATGGTACTTGGATATTTCACAAAACAGGGTATTAACATGGTGCCATTCTAATTGCGTAAGTTTAGAATTTGATTTTGATGATAACGGATATAATAATACTTTATTTGATTTCGAAGTAAAAAAAATTACAGATATAGAGAAAGTTATATCTATTTTAAAACCGAACATATGAACCCAGAAATATTCACCCACTACGGCAACCGATTAAGGACGAAATCAAAGCGAGTGTACAGAAAGTCTTTAAAAGCTATTTCGGTATCTAAAGTTGCAGTAATCGACACAGTACAGATAACAACGCACTACGCTAAAGAAATACGAACACAAGCGAAAGTCTTCCGAATAAGCGACATCAACCGATTTAGAAAACCAACAAATTACGATTATTAAAAACAAAAAATAAGATTATGGAAAGAGATATTGATTGTTTAAAGCACAGAAAAGCTACACACTTAAGTGGAGCAGATGTTTTAGAAATAGTGCATAAAAAAGGCAAATGCATACTTAAAATACAGGATGCCTATTACAACGCTTCGGAAAGTGTGGCAGGAAAAAACACAGGTGGTTATTTTATTAAATTTGATGAAGATTTAAAACCTGCAATGCTAAACACAATTAATAAAAAAAGATTGATTCAGGTTGCTAAAACAGTTAAAAACTTGGATTTAGAAGATGCCAGGAACATTAAAAACTGGGTCGGCTTAAGTATTGAATTAATTTTCGACGGAACTGTAAAGTTTGGCGCAGAAGTTACGGGAGGTTTTAGAATACTGCCAATTTCTCCAATACCTACAATTTCGGATAAAAATGCAATTGGATTGTTGAATGCCTGCAAAACTATTGCTGACCTTACAGAAACCTGGCTAAATAAAATTACGCCCACTGAGAAAAACATCCCGACTGTTTTAGCATTAAAAGAACAACTTAAAACCACTTTAAAATAATGATTAACTACAAACATATTCAACAAGGGTCTATTGAGTGGCTTCAATTAAAATGGGGCAAAATTGGAGGTACATTAGCAGGAGGATTATTTGTAAACTCAGATACATTGCTAATTGATATTTTATCACAACGCTGTGAGGAATTTGAACCTACAGATAATTACGAAAGCGACGCAATGGAAAGAGGGTCTGATTTAGAACATTATGCGCGAGAATATTTAAACCTATACACAGGATTAGAATTTAAAGAAACAGGATGGTTGCAATCTGAAGAAAACGAACTTTTAGGTATTTCGCCTGATGGATTAACAGAAGATGAAAAGATAAGCTGTGAATTAAAATGTTTAGGCAGAAAAGCTCATTACGCTATTTTATTAAAACAAGAAACTCCAAAAGATAAATTAGATCAATGCTTACATTACTTCACGGTAAATCCTAAATTGGAAAAGCATTATTTCATGTCGTTTAGACCTGAATCGCCAAAACCATTCATTGAGTTATTTACTTTAGATACGGTTATCGATTTAGGTCAAAAACGTAAAGTAGAAGTAAAACAATACGGTGTAAAGGGTCAAGAAATTAAGCCTAAAATAGAAACTGTATCTGACTTAAAAACAATCAGAGAATGGCGAAAAATAGCACTTGAAAAAGCTGATAAGTTATTGGGAGATATAAAAGAAAAAGAAAAACTAATTAAATTCTAATGTTAGTCACAACAATATCAGAAGCGTCACGCTTAAATAACATAAGCGTGACTTCTATTCGTTGGCAAATCGTAAAAAACGAAATACAGCCAATTGATAAAATGAAGTGGAATTTAAACGGGTTTATTGGTCAGCCTTATTTAAAAGAAGATATCGTAAAAGCAATTGAAACATTTGATCCTGATAAAGTAATTAAGAAAAGAAAATCAGTTTGCAAATCATATTCGAATCAAGATGTTTTAATCGTGTTGCGTAAAAACAAAAAATCAAGGCTTTGGAATAAAAAAATTGAAGATTGGAAACACAAAGACTGGGTAGAATTTAACAAACTTATATTATGAAATACACAAAATACATTTTATCAATAGTAATTCCTTTTGCTGTTGCTTATTTATTCTCATGCTTTTACAACATAAGCTTTGATATTTCAACATGGGATAAATCATCAAGATTCAGTGTTTGCTTAGTAGGTGGTTTTTTATCAATTTGTGGATTTGTATGTACAGTAATATTTAATTCAGAAGACTAACATGGAAACAAACAACATCGAAGTAATCGATCCTGAAATAGTAGAGGCAGATGAAGACATTTGAACAGATTGCAAGAGATTGCGGTATTGATAAAGAAGTGGTTAGAAGAACTGTTTATAAAGAAAAAATACAGCCTTATAGATTTGTTTATTCAAATAAGAACTTCTATGATTCTCATCAAGAAGACATAATTCATAGAGTGTTGTATTTTGAAGGTAGAATCGATCACATTACATTACCAAGCAAATTAAACACAATGTAAAATCCAAAGCCGAAACTAAACACTTCGGCTTTTTTTAGTGATATGCGGAAAATAGAATAATTTGAAAATAATTATAAAATAATTTGTTTATCTAAAAACATGTCGTATATTTGTCAAAGAAATAATCACTAAAACAAAAAATCATGTTAGACTTAAACACAATTACTAAAGAAAAATTTGTAGAAGAATTATTAATATCTGATGATTGTAATGATTTTTATTTGCCAAGAGAAAAACAACTTATTAGTTTAGATTTTGACTTTGAACAAATGAAACAAGATTTTGAAGATTGGTTAATTTTAAATTGCGATAATTACTAATTATGGCAACCTATCTAAATTCCTTTTACAAAGAAAATTTAAAAGAAGGATCTAAATATATAAATACAGATTCAATTCCTGTTGAATATAAAAGGCACTTAATTTACAGAAGAAACCTAAATGTTTTTGACATTGTTAAAAATGATATTTGTATAGGTGTTTACGCTGGGATAAATGGAGCAAAAGGGAGGATTGACCAATTAATACTAAATAAAAAATAATGGGAAGACATAGAAGACCATCAATGATTCAGGTAACCCGAAAAGTTCATAAAAATGCACTTGACAAAATTGACCAATTCATTGAATTACAAAACACAAAAGAACTTAAAAAAGAATCTAAAAATGAAACTAAATAAATCTATCCTATTCCGTTCAGCCCACGCAATCTACAAAATGCAAAACGTAACTTTTTCTGAGGCTTTGATAGAGGCATGGAGCTTGTTTAAATCAAACACAATGGCTTACGTTATGAAAGCAAATAGATTGGTTAAAAGCGTTGGACTTGGATATGAAACGTTTTACTTTAATGAATTGAGTTATAAGTCGATAGTTACTAAAATAGAGGTTTTCGATAATTCAGGAGCAAGACACGATTACGGAATTGGAGCATATAACGGAGATTAACAATTAAAAACCAAAACAAATGCAAGAACAGAAAAAATATCATCAACGAAAATTAGCAATTATTGAAATGATTGAGGAATGTGACGAAAGAATGAAGCATGAAGAAGATTTTTTAAATAGAACTCACATAACAGATTTTTTTAATGTGTGTGAAAATTCAAGGAAAAACACAATGCGACTTTTAAAAATTAAAAAACGTCTTTTGATATGGCTTGGCGAGTAAAACCAACAGAAATTAAATAACTAAAAATAAAGGATTATGAGAACAAAATATAACCACAAAACTATACAAGACTTAAAACCTAATTGGTATATGATTTTAAGCACAAAAGAAAAACTTAAAATACAATCTGACTTAGTTGCTGATAGAAAAAGAATGTTGGAAAACAAACCGAAAGAATTACTTTCCAATATGATATTAGCCAAAGAAACAAATAATTCTACAACTAAAGGGAATACTTACAAAGTTTTAAATCATTTCTGTACATTGGTGTGCACTATTTATTCATGTGAATGGCATCAATTTGTTACGTTTAAAAACAAATACGGTCATACTGTAAAAATGAATTTAAGAAAATTTGATGTAGTAAGAGAAATAAAACCAGAACGTAAATTCGAAATACTAACATGAAAACCACAAAACAACTATTCCAAACCCTAAACCGCCAATTATTAAAAAACCTAATTGAACCAAAACCGGTTTACATTTACCAAAGATTTATTGTTAACTTAAATTAGAAAGGATGAGCAAACATATAGAGAAATGCGGATATACAAGATCAATGTATAATCCTGAAAAAGAAGGGACTTATTTAGTAAAAACAGGATATGAGGAAAGAGATTACTCAACAGCATTTTGGAATGGGATTGATTGGGATTTGTACGGTATCATTTGCTGGATTCCTATTCCGAGAACAGATATAGAAGCGCCATTTTAAGAACTCCAACAAACAATTAATTAAAACCTAAACGGAAATGAACCAAAAAACGCACGAACTAAAAACAGAAACTGAATATTTCAATGAAGTAGTTTCAGGAAGTAAAAACTTTGAGTTGCGAAAAAATGACCGTGATTTTAAAGCGGGAGACTACTTAATGTTGCAAGATTATGACAAAGAAAGCCAAACTTATACTGGACGTATTTTTTATAAAACAATATCATACGTTTTGGACAATGCACCACAATTCGGATTAAAAGAAGGGTATTGCATTCTATCTCTTGTCTAACCCAACACAAAAACTAACTTAAATTAAAATTATGAAAACAGCTAAAAAAGAAGTCGATAAACTCTATTTTGAGAATGAAGATTCTATAAGTTGCATGGGTATAGAAAACTTTTTACACGATGCAAAATTAGAGGGTTTATCTGAAATAACAGTTATAGAAGCAATACCAGATAATGGAACTTCTGATTACGTATGGTGCCAATTATACGATTGTGTACAAAAAGACGATTGTCGTAAATCTGTTTGCTCTGCTTATAAGTCAAAATCAGGCAGAGGAAAATGTGAAAATAAAGGCAATTTATATCTTCACGGGAACAAAGTAAAGTTTAGCACCACAACAAACAAAGAAACTTTAAAATAAATTGGGATGAAAAAGATAGAAATTTTACTTTGCTTTATAGTGGCTTTATTATTGATTTCCACATTCTTTTATAATCAAAACAAAAAAGATGATGTGAAAAGACAAAAATTAGATTTGTCTATTGATATTGGTAAGCTTTTATTTATAAACACGGTTTTAGAAAACAAAGATAAAACACGTAAACAAATAGATAGTATTTATGAAATTAGAAAAGATAGTATTTTAAATAGGCTATGTAATTAACAACATGTAAACTAAAATACATTGTAAATTCTGTATTTGGACAGGATATAAATCAGAATTAGAGAAAAAAGGTCATTGTCCTAAGTGCCAAAGACCATCAACAAAACCCACTAACGCCAATAGGCATAAAAATTAGGATTATGAAAAATACACAAGGATTACAAATAGGCAACTACCTATATTTTAAAAACACACACGATTTAGCTATTGTACATTTAATAAATGGAGAAAAACATTACGATTGCCGTGACGAATTTGGTTCATTTGTCCCAAATGGCAATTATGAACCAATAACACTAAACGATGAATGGCTTTTAAATTTTGGTTTTGAAAAAATACCAAACCAAATGTATATAAATGGTTTTAAATACTTTCTGCATACTGAAGGTTTAGATTACGAAAACTATCATAAAGACGGGACTTATTTTGACGGAATAGGAACAATACAAAACAACGGTAATTTAGTAGTAAATACGCTTTGCCGAGGTAATTACGTTTGTAATTCAGTTCAATATGTACATGAGCTACAAAACCTTTATTACTCATTGACTGGTAATAATCTACCAATAAAACCCGCTAAAAATTAGCTTTTTTAAATAAAAAGAAGTATATTTGATAAAATCGCAAACCACTACTTGCGAGAAGATATTTAGACAACGTCTAATCGAAAGGGTTTTATAAGTGTAGTGGCTTGTAAGACCCTTTTACTTTTTAAAATATGCAATTAAGATACTATCAATCAGATATGGTTAACTCCATATTTGAAGCCGAAAAAGCACATAAATCGGTTTTATGTCAATCTGCTACCGGATCAGGTAAAACGGTAATCATGTCTTTTTTTATTAAAGAATGGCTTAATCGTAATCCTGGACGCAAGGTGCTTGTTTCGGTTCATCGTGACGAATTGGTAAGCCAAACTTCTGAAACACTCGCTAAACTCGGAATACTAAACGACAAAATTACTGCTAAATCAAAACCGGACTTTAGTAATAATGTATTTGTTGGAATGACGCAAACAATCCATTCACGAAAAATTAAACTTGATATTGGTTTATTTATTGTCGACGAAGCACATGAACAAGTTCATGTAAAAACGTTTCATTTATTCGATAACGCATTCAGGACCGGATTTACAGCAACTCCTTCTTTGAATAAGCGAATTACTTATTATGAATGCGAACATTGTAATAAGAGATTTAAAACACGTGAAGTTTGTTGTTATAAGGACCATGCTATAAAATGGAGCGCACCGGTAACCATGTCAGAAACTTACGATACTGTTATTGTTGGAATTCCTATTCGGGTCCTGATTGATGAAGGTTCTTTAGTCGATGAAATTATTTTTGATTACGATTACTATTCAGAATTAAAAGCAAAAGGTGATGATGATTTTGACGAAAACGAAATTGCAGAAGAAAGTATAAAGCACGATAAAAATGTTTTAGATGAATATGTAGAAAAAGCAATCGGTAAAAAGACAATGATTTTTACAGCTTCAACAAAACAAAATACTTCTTTGGTCCAAACCTTTACTAAGGCAGGACATAAAATACAATCTTATGATTCTGTAAATAATGAAGTTTCAGAACGTAAAACAACGGTCCAATGGTTCAAAGAAACGGAAGGTGCAATACTTGTGAGTACCGGAACTTTTACTACCGGATTCGATGTTAAAGAAGTGGAATGTATAATTGTAAACCGTCCAACTAAATCATTATCATTGTGGCATCAAATTATAGGTAGAGGCGCAAGACCGAGCGACTTAATTTTTAAAGATAATTTCATTGTAATTGATTTAGGAGGAAATGTAAAACGTTTAGGTAAATGGTCCGATCAATTAGACTGGGAAGATATTTTTTATAATGGAGTAGTCAAGGCTAAACAGAAAAAAGAAACGCTTGTACAATGCGAAAAATGCGGTTACAATTGGCTTGGTTCTAATAAAGATGAATGCCCTGATTGCGGACACTTTAATACGGTCCAGTTATCCATCCGTGAACCACGTAGTGATGAAGATCAAGAACTCGATGTTGTAGATAAAAAAACAGTCGCTTTGCAAACAATACCTTTGCCAAATGGAAAAAAAATTGCTGAGTTTGTCGTTAGAACCAGCAACGATAAAAAAGACTATTATCGAATATTAATTGAAAAATATATCGATCTATGGAAACTATATCGAGTTACGAAAGAAACATATTTAGAACGCATAAGAACCGGATATTTAAAAAAACGCATTCAAGAATACCTTAAAAAAAATTACGGATACGTCAATATGATTCGAAATGGTGTTCCTCGGACCTATTCATATCTTCAGGAAAAGATAGAAAGTAAATTAAAAGCCATTTTCTCGTGATTTATCTTAAAACCTTAACTTATAAACAGTTAAGGTTTTTTTATTTGTATTTACTTACAAAAAACCGTGACACATCGACCAAAAAAGTACTTTATACTTACTATATAAAAAACGAAACCACTAAATAAAAAAGTTTTTGCAAAAGGTAAAAAATATAAAGATACGTCACTTTTCCTCGTTAACCCTTTATTTTATTAGGGTTAACAGAGTGACACATCTTTTTTTACATAAAACTGTTGTGTATTAATAAATAATAACTATATTTGTCTTGTGGTTGGCTTCTCACATTATACCAACTAAAGAAATTACACAGCTCCTATAAGGAAAAACGAAGTGAGAAGCGTTTTGAATTATGGGAGTTTTTGTTTTTAAACCATTTTTACTATGCCAATAATATCAATTTTTAAAAAAATAACCGATGTTAACAATCCTTTCAATAAGGACGTTTCATACGCTTTAAAAAGAATTCAAGAAGGTAAATCAAAAGATTTTGTTGAACAATTACGTTTAATGAATCCAGAAGATTACGCAAAGAACAAATCAAAGCTACCTGTAGTTTGTTTTAATGGCAAATTCAAAAGTAGATCAATAACCGGATTGATTGAACATTCTGGATTAATTATTTTAGACTTTGATAAATTCAAAACCAAAGACGAAGCAATTGAATTTAAGAACTCCATTTTAAGTGACGAATACATTTATTCAGTTTGGATTTCTCCTTCAGCATTAGGTGTAAAAATATTGGTTAAAATTCCTGGCATAACAGAAAATCATAAAGGATATTTTCAATCATTAAAAAAATATTTTAATCATCCTAATTGGGACGATTCAGGAAGCGATGTAAGTAGGACCTGTTTTGAGAGTTACGACCCTGATATTTATATTAATCCTGAAAGTTCTAAATGGACCGAATTAGAAGAACCTGATATTGAAGAAATAGGAACTTATGAACCTATCGTTAGAATGACTTCATCAAATCAGATTGTAGAAAAATTATTGGTTTGGTGGACCAAAAAATACGGAATGAATAAAGGATCAAAGAACAACAACCTTCATAAACTTGCGTCCGCTTTTAATGACTTCTCTATCGATTATAATGATGCGCTTTCTGAATGTATGAAATATGATGAAGGAGGTAAGCAAAAAGAAATTGAATCGTTGGTCCGTTCTGCTTATAAAAGACCTTCTGCCGGAAAAGCATTTGAAGATACTTCCCAAAAAGAAAAGATTGAAAAGATGGTCCGTTCTGGTAAATCGGTAAAGGATATTGAAAAGGTTTATAAAGATGTTGATATTTCAAGAATAAAAGAAACTTTAGATATTGACGAATTTTGGTTTTATAATGATAAAGGAAAAGTTGTTCTTTCAACTCATAAGTTTAAATTTTGGTTAGAGCAAAACAATTTTTTCAAGTACTATCCTTCAGAGCAAAGTAATACTTTTACATTTATAAAAAAGGATCAGAACTTACTTGAAGAAACTAACGAAAAAAGAATCAAAGATTATGTTTTAAAGAACATATTAGAACGATCTAACATTGGGTATGGACCTTACGATTATATGGCTTCAAACAGCGGTTATTTTAAACCTGATTTTCTTTCAATGTTAGACACTACAGAAGTAGAAATAAAAGAAGATACATCAACTGAATGCTATTTGTATTTCAAAAATTGTGTTGTAAAAGTTACTGCTGATAAAATAGAAAAAATTGATTATTTGGATCTTGATGGTTATGTGTGGAGAAGGCAAATAATTGACAGAAATTACGAAACATTTGATCATCACGAATCAGAGTTCAGGACCTACTTATGGCTTGCGTCTGGTAAAGATGTGCAAAAGTATAATTCTCTAAAGTCGGTTATTGGATATTTGCTTCACTCATTCAAAACTAGCGCAAATAATAAGGCAATTATTTTCAATGACGAAACAATATCAGAAAATCCAAACGGAGGAAGCGGAAAAGGTATTTTTTGGAATGGATTAAAGAATATGAAAAAGGTTTCAAGAATTGACGGAAAAATGTTTGAGCCAACAAAAACATTTCCTTATCAAACTGTTAGTACTGATACTCAAATTTTGGTTTTCGATGATGTTAAAAAGAACTTCAACTTTGAGAATCTGTTTTCTCTTATAACGGAAGGAATTACACTCGAATACAAAGGACAGGATGCAATCACTATTCCGGTGGAAAAGTCGCCAAAAATTTTGATTACAACAAATTATACTGTTGGAGGCATTGGAGGGTCATTTGAGCGTAGAAAGTTTGAAGTCGAAATGTCAAGTTACTTTTCACACAAACACACACCATTAGATGAATTTGGGCATATGCTTTATTCTGATTGGGACCAAAAAGAATGGTTACGTTTTGATAATTTTATGATTAATTGCGAACAATATTATCTAAAAAATGGATTAGTAAAACATAATTTCAACAATCTTGAAGTTAGAAAATTCATTAAAGAAACTTCTTACGAGTTTTACGAATGGAGTTCAGACCGTGAAAATTTACCGCATAATTTTAGAATTGATAAAACTGAGTATTTTACAAAATTCTGTAATGAGTACCAAGATTTTAAGAAGTTTCTATCTCAAAGAAAGTTCACACAATGGCTTGAATCTTACGCTAAATACTATAACCTTAAATACATATCAGGCAGAACCAACACAACAAGATGGATAGATTTTGAGGACCCAACACAACCAAGAGAAAACGATAACGATATTCCTTTTTAATTATGACAGAACACACCCTACAACTTGAATGCATTGCAATTGTTAGGAATCAATACGAAAGATTCGGAACTGGAACTATAATCCCAATTATAAATGAATTAGCAGCGAAAAGAAAAGACGTTACAATTAAAATAGGAGCGTCAGATACTATTGTTTTATTTTTCGGTAAATTATTATTCATTGAGTTTAAAGTCGGTTATAACAACCAATCAAAAGCACAAATTGAATTTCAAAAATTAGTAGAGAAACTTGGTTTTAAATATTATGTAATCCGGTCCACAAATGAATTTCAAAACATTTTACTCAAAGAACAACCGACCTTTTAGATTGTCTGGGATAACATAAGATACCGTTACCATTAAATGGCTCGATACCGGTTTATTCGAATCCTTCCCCTACCCAAAAATTGAGCCTTATTTGAAAACTAAAAATAAATAGAGAAATTATGAAAGAAGAAACAAACACGATGTATGTTATCGTAAATAAAAAAGAACAGGTATTAACATATACTTTAGCATTTCAAAAGAAACAATGTATCAGCAATTTTTTAAGTGAATCAAACATGACTTGGACACAGTGTAAAAAATACGGATGGAAATGTGAAAAAGTTATCGTAAACATAAAGCCATTCAACTAACCAACCTTATTTTAAATAACATTAAAAAAATAGATTATGAAAGCTCATAAATTAAAAACACATATTGAATACTACCAAAAAGTTGTGTCTGGAGAAAAAGATTGGGAACTAAGATTGAATGATAGAAATTTTGAAATAGGGGATCAATTAATTTTAGAAGAATACGACAATGATAAAAAAGAATATACCGGATTCTCTACAAGTCGAATTGTAACTTATATCTTGAATGATGCAGAACACTTCGGATTAATGAATAGATATTGTATAATGTCCTTTTTACGCCCTGACAGATAACCTACCAATTAACTATTAACGGAATGTTTGTAGATAAAAAATAGAAAATATGAAAGTACTAAATTTATACGCATGCCTTGGAGGAAACAGATTATTATGGACTGATTGCGAAGTTACTGCAGTTGAATTAGATCCGGAATTAGCAAGGATGTACCAAGAACGTTTCCCAAATGACAAAGTGATTATTTCAGATGCACACCAATATTTATTAAATCACTATAAAGAATTTGATTTTATATGGTCAAGTCCTCCGTGCCCAACTCATTCACGCGCCAGGTATTGGAACAGCTCTAATTACGACACTACAACAGAAGCGGTTTATCCTGATTTAAAACTTTACGAAGAAATACTTTTTCTTCAACATTATTTCAAAGGCAAATGGGTTGTTGAAAATGTAATTCCATATTACGAGCCATTGATACAAGCAAAAAAAAGAGGTCGTCACTTATACTGGACTAATTTTAATTTACCGACAGACTTAAAAGAAAGGCGTTTTAAAATATCAGGAGTAAAAGACGAAGTGAAAGAGCTAGAAAAGTTTCATAAAATAGATTTATCAATCTATAAAGGCGAGCAAAGAAAAGATAAGATTGGTCGTAATTTAGTTGATTACGAAGCAGGAAACACTATTTACCAAACTATGTTAGGTATAGTTAAAAACTCAGTAGAAAACCAATTACAGATGTTCTAATGCGCCACATACTATTATGGTGGCGCAATATACCACCCGAAACCAAAAAACAAATAATGCAATCCAAGTCGATAACAGCGATAACCTACAGCGATATCAAAACGGTTTATGCTGAAAGGGGGAAATAAAATGTTAAAGTTTGCGGAAATCCTTTTTTATTCGAAATGTTATCCGTATCTTTGAATATAATTTTAAACCAAAAAAATATATTATGAATACGAAAGAACAAAATCCGGAACTTGATTTATTAATTTTACAATCACTTGCTGCGGGATTAGAGCAAAAAGAAATCAGACAGCACTTTGTTAAAATGGGCATTACTCCAAATTCAATTTCAATTATTGAAAAGCGTATCAAAGGATTAAAATTAGAACATAAAGCAAATACGTTATTCCAACTTGCTTTAATCGTTAAAAGAAAAAACATTATTTAAAAAACAATCCTGAGCACGATTTAAAAAGGCTTTTCCCGAATTAGGAATTAATTATAAATTGAAAGGGTAGTGAATAATAGTAGCTACCTTTTTTAAAAACCAAATATCATGAAAAACTTTACAAAACAACAATTAGCACAATTAAACAAAATGAATCGTGGCGCTTTTATTGAGATCAAACCGTGTCTGTTCGATAGGATATGTTACTTTATCAACAGTGGAAAATCAATTGCTCCTAATGAGCTTAAATCATTTTAATTATGAAAACATTTATCAAAAATAATATCGTAGGAATAACAATATTCACAGTAGCAATTTTATTAACTATCGCTTTAGGATATAGCGGTGCAGATTTATCTTAGTTATGGACGACATAAAATGGTTGCAAAGAAAATATCCTGATTCTTTCAAAGAAGTTGACGAATATTTTGATAGGCAAGAATTAAGAGATTTTAGAAAATCTACCAGAAAAATAGGCAGATTATCAAAAGATGTAATTCATTGCCAAAAATATAAAAAAGGCAGTATAATTGAATTTAGAAGATCTTCAATAACTGAGCATAATCATCCTTATGTTTATTGTGTTGTTAAATGTCAAGTAGGATATACAGAATCAGGATATCATTCTTTTAATATTACGGAATCTGACTTTAAAGAAATCACATCATGATGCTACTATTCAAAAAACCACCAGGGGTTCCATGCCCACCAAGAAATCCACATTGCAACGGTAATGCTCCGGATGTTCCTTTAGACAATCCTTACTTTATTTTTATAATGATTGTTATAGCGATTTTAATCATAGCTTATAAAACTGGAATGTTCGCCTGGATAAAACACGATGTATTAATTAACCAGTCAAAACAAAAATAATTATGAAATTAATGTCAATGACCGAATTTGTTTTAAATATTCCATCACAAGGCATGGAGGTTCAAAGTATAGGAATACAAGGGAATAACAGATATCAAAAATGTATTCGTTATGCCAATTTCCTTTCACAAAAACTTGAATTATGGATGTTCGTTACCTGCAAATTAGTTGAAGGCGTTTGGGTGGTTTTGGAAGAGCCTAAAGATTGGAAAAACTGGCAAGATGTTTATATTGCCAATAACACAGAGGGAAAGACAAAAGATCGTTACACAAGTCAATTATCTGCAAGAAGGGATTGCCAAGAATACCAAGAAGCAAAAGACAGGGTATTGTTTGAGGGATTTAAGTTTAAAGAAGCAGAACACAGCACGCATAGGTCGTTTATTAAGTTTCCTAATAAATCAAGAATGTTATTATATCCTGATTTATGGAGATTACTTACTATAGAAGATTTAGTAAAATACAATTTAGAACTAACGCCAACAGCCGAAAAACAAATAGGGATTTAACCACTAACAAAACAAAATAGAAATTATGGAATTTAAGCAAGTATTTAACGCACTACCAGAAAATGAAAAATTATTCTTAATTGAAAAAGCAATGCCTTGTTCAGGAACTCATAGACAATTAGAAGAACAAGGGAGTTTTTCAGATGGACAAATAAAAGAAATGGCAGAATTGTTTTTTAATTCAAATGAATGGGAACAGGGTTTAGAATTAGAAGAAATTTCTGTTCACGAAAAAACACATTTCGTTTATACCATAACAGAATTAGGAAATGAATTTGAAGCAGTTGGATATTACGATAATGATGTTCTGTTATTCATTGATGATTTGGAATTCAAAAATTAAAATTATGCCTAAAACATCACAACGTAAAAAAGAATTAATTGCCCAAATAGTAGGTGATGCGTATTATCCCAGAGCAGATAAAAAGAATGTTATGTCCTCAATGATTTGGGCTTTAGTAAAAGGTACTCAATGGGAACAAGACGGAAAAGAAGTTATTGAAGGGTGTGACCCTAAATTCTTCACATTAAAGTAAAAAGCAACAACAATTTAACCAAGTAAAAAAAATGTTATGGAGAAAAAAATAACTCATTGGATTCCTGTAATAGGTTTTATTATATATTTTAAAGAATACTATAAATATCCTTATAACCCAATAAGAGGTTTTAATGCTTCAATATTCATATGCGAACATTTTCTATTAATTGTATTTATTACTGTTATTGTAGCTTTTATAAAATGAAAAAAAACTTAACAGAAAAGGAATTTAAAGTTTTAGAATTTCTTATAAAAAGCGAAAATGATTTCAATAGTTATGTACATGGCACCGTATTAACTGATGTAATATTTGACAAAGAAACTATTAAAAAGTATTCCCATGCCAGACGACATAAAAAAGTAATTGAAACAATGACGTTCTCTTACTTAGGTAGAATGTGCAGAAAGGATTTAATATGGTCTGAGTATAAAACAGTTCAAAATTATACTTATTATGTTGGTCATTATTCTACATACAAAGGTAGAGAAGAATATATAAAATATTTAAAATCATTAACGAATTAAAAGGATAGGTAATGTAACAATTTACATTTGAAGAACTAATAGATATTTTAAGATGGATTGATGAGCAAAGTTGGTGCATGAACAAGGAAACATTAAGATGGAATAATGTTTACAACTCAGGAGGTGAATTAGGAATTGATATTGATGATATGATAAATTTTTTCTTTGATGCCTATTAACCAAACACAAGTATAATTAAAAACAAACCAATATGACACCAGAAGAAGTACAACAAGCAACAGAAAGACTAAAAGAATTACAAAAAATAGAAGATTATGAATATTCCCATTATGAAGCTGATGCAATATTATGCCGTTGCTTGATAAAATTAGGATTCAATGAGATTGTTGAAGAATATAAAAAAGTAGGCAAATGGTACGCATAGACAAATCAACAAAATCACTAATAGCATCGGCATCAATAGCAATATTAATTTTAATATATTTTGGATTATGAAAAGAATAATAGATTACAGGTTTTTATTAACACCATTCGCAATTGTTTATTTTACTGTAAAAGGAATAAAAAGAAAATATTACTACGTGTTTGGGTTTAAAATAATTGACATAGCTTTATAGTATTAAAACCATACAATTAACTTTGTGATGGTTTTTTGCTTTTTATGTTGGAAATGTGTAATTTTGAGGTATTATGGCAGGAAGACCAAGAAATATAGAATCGCCTGAATCACTTTGGATATTATTCAAAGAATACGTTATTGACCTAAAAGAAAAGGAATCTGAATGGCTAAAAGTTCAATATGTTGGAAAAGAAGGAGAACGAAAAACAGACCCTTTAAAATTACCTCTTACTTTTGAGGGATTTAAACGTTATTGTTGGGATGTTGAGATAGGTTCTATTGAACAATATTTTACAAATCAAGATGAATTATACAAAGAATATATTGGTATCTGTTCGCGTATAAAAACATCAATTCGGGAAAACCAAATATTAGGTGGCATGTTGGGAGTATTTAATCCATCAATAACACAACGTTTAAACGGACTCGCAGATCGATCAGATATTACTTCAGGTGGTGAGCAAATACAATCTAATACTAATTTAACTCTTACGCTTCCAGATGGAACTAAATTAGATGATTTTACACTATAATGAACTACGGAATAACACCAGTATTCTATAAAAATTACCAGGCGTTAAAAGCAAAAAACGCAGACGGTACAAGAAAATATAAATACATCATAAATACAGGCAGTTCAAGGAGTAGTAAAACATACTCGCTTATTGAATTGCTTCATCGTATTTGTGAGAATAATAAAGATTTTCGTGTTACTGCTTGGCGTGATACTAAAAAAGACGCAAAAGATACTATTTGGAAGGATTTTCAAAAAGTGCTTTCTCTATCTGGAAGAATGGTTTATAAGAACAGAAATAAAACGGAGTCTTATTACGCATATCCTGAACAAAACACTACATTTGAAATACACGGAGCAGATGATGAAGAAAAAGTACACGGACTTACTCAAAACGTTTCTTGGCTAAACGAACCTTATAAAATATCAAAAGATACTTTTGATCAGATTGACCAAAGGAGTGACTTAATTTTTATTGATTGGAATCCTAAAAAATCACATTGGATTGATGATATTGCAAAACAAGAAAATGCAATAGTTATTCACTCAACTTTTCAAGACAACCCTTTTTGCCCCCCGGAACAAAGAATAAAAATACTTTCATATCAGCCACTAAAAAGAGCAAAGGCGGTTGAAGATAAATTGATTGATGAACATAAAGTTGTTGAGTATGATTTCGATAAAAATGAATTATCAATACCAGATGATCAATTAAAAGAGCTTTATCGTTGTTTGTTAAATACTGAACAAAGAAGTGCAAATATAACTAAGTGGGATATTTACGGACTAGGCATAAAAGCAGAACGACCAAATAGAATATTTCATTGGAAGCCTATTAATTATTCTGAATACTTAAAATTAAACGTCCGTACTTATATCGGGGTCGATTGGGGGAAAGTGGACGCATTCGGAATATTAGAAGCAAAATACTATGATGGTAAATTATATTTACATGAGCTTAATTATGATTCTGAAAATAAATGGCAAGATAAATTAACGCCTTTGGAACGTCAAAACACGCAAGGTAAAGACGAAGGATTTGTCACTTGGTTGTTTACAAAGCTTGGAATATCTCAGGATTATGATGTTGTTTGTGACAACAACAGACCTCTTAAAATACTTGCATTGCGTAATGCAGGATGGGAGCGGGCAATTGCAGCTATTAAAACAGCAGGATCTATTTTAGATGGTATTGATTTACTGGACAATTTAGAAGTGTTTTATACAGACTGTTCTGAAAATATAGCGTATGAACAAGAAAATTATAGCCGACAAGTGGATAAGTACGGAGTCGTTCAGGACGAAGCAGAAGACACTGACAACCACTTAATGGATCCGACCAGATATATTGCCCTTCATTTGCAAAAAGAGGGCATAATACGTAAAGTTTAAAATAAATCATTATATTTGCTTTAAATAAAAATCATTGATGCGATATCAAAGAGAAGAAAATACTAATCAAAGCACTATCTGTTTAAGTACGGATAGTGCTTTTTTACTTTTATTTTAATGAGTTGGATTAGAAATGTATTAGGTTTGGGGTTTCTTGATGATGTAATTACTTATATCAACAGGCAATTAGACGGTAAAGCGCAATACAATGACTATTCTGACGATGTTAAAAAGTTAGAAGCTATTTTCTCAAATCCGGCTGTATTAAAAGTATTCGCTTTGCAATGTGATTTATTCTCTTTGGGTAAAGTTTACGTTTATAAAGACGGCAAAGAAGTTGATAATGATCCGTTCTTAGATATGATTAAAAAACCAAATCCATTTCAAAAAGAATCACAATTTCTTTGGGACATGATGTTTTGGAATATGGTAGGAAACACTTATGCTTATTGTGATTCTAAATTAGTAAGCGAAGATAATTTAATGTATATTCTGGAAAACAACAAAATGGATTTTCCAACTGAAATGCGTAAATATCAGGATAAAATCATATTATCTAAAGGGTTGCAAAAGACTATTAAGGATTTTATGATTGATTATAAATATGCTGATGGTTCTGGAGCTAAATTCCAATGGGGAAAAATTATTCACACTCCTGATTTGACAAACGGAGCGGGGAATTGGTTCAGAGGTGCAAGCCGTATCGATGCTTTATTTAAGATTATATCTAACTCAGAAGCTGCGATGGATGCTTTAAATATAAACATTCGTTATAGCGGAAAGTTTATGGTTGCAGGGCAAGCTGATCCAAACAACGTTACTCAATTGCCAATGGGTGAAACTGAAAAGCAAGATATTGAAACTAAAATGAATGGTCGCAAATCTGTTCACGCCGTTAAATCAATGATTGATATCAAAAGGTTTGTTGATAATTTAGCATCATTAAAATTAGATGAAATTCAATTAGCACAAATGTTTTTAATAGGTTCGATTTATAATATTCCAAAAGACGTTTTAGAAGCTTTATCTTCTGGAACTTATGAGAATCAAGAAAAAGCACGTGGAGCATTTATAAGTTATTGCTTAGCTCCAAAAGGAAAGTTATTCTTTGAAGGGTTCGCTTCGTTCTTTGGTTATGATTTAGAAGGAAAAGAAATAATTATTGATTGGGAACATTTGCCTTTTATGCAGGTTTTCGCTAAAGAAAGAGCAGAAACATTACAAACTCAATCTGAAACATTGTTAAATTTAATGCGTGCAGGAATTGAATTGAACGAGATAAATGAAATGTTGGATACTAACTTTACAAAATTAGATTATGAAAGAGCAGAACGAGCAACTCAAACAAGAAGTAACACAGCAAATTAAACATACAACTGATCCAATGATTAAAAAAGTATTGGAAAAGCGTCTAAAAGAAATTGATAAAACAGTTACAAAATGACATTAGAAGAAATCTTAGCCGACAAAGAACTGGCGATGCATAAAAAGAAATCAGAAATTCAAAAGTCTGATCTTTCAACTGTGTTATTAGATTCAGTTCAAAAAGCAGTTGCAAACGGAATTGATAAATTAGAGGTTTTGATTTATGAGGCTGTTATAAAGAAAGACCGTAATGAGTTTATGTTTAATCAATATAAATCTGGGTATGTTCTTAATCATTCAGTCGGAATGAGATACGTAAAACTTCTTTGGTGTTACGATAATTCTGATTCTGATTATTCTCAAAACAAAGAGAATTACGATAAATACTCGAAAGAAATATTAAATCAAAATGATTTAGGAGAGTATTTTTGGGCGGTTTTAGAAGCTAAAAATATAGAGGGTTCAGCAGTAGTAAAAGGATCAAACTTTTTAACTCCTGTGCTTTCTATTGAAGAAATAGACGAAAACACAATCAAAGTTAAATGTGCTATTTCGCCAAGTAATATATTAGATAGTCATAAAGATGTTCATATTCCTGGATTATGGAAAAAGTCATTAAGCGAAACTAAATACGATTTATTATTGCAAGAGCATGAAATGGATTTTGATAAGGTTATTACTGATTCCGTTTCTGGTAGCTTAAAGGTATATACGCAAATGGTTAGCGTTAAGGATTTGATGATTAAATTACAAAATAAAGAAGCCGGATCATCCACTTCAAATAAAAACGAGCCGTCAGTGAACACTCAACTACAAAATTTTTATTCACTATTAAAATCTTAAAAAATGGACGAAGTACAAAAAGCGGCTGAAGAGGTTAAAAATCAAATACAAGGATTTAAAGACGAGCTTCAAAAAGCAGCAACAAAAGAAGAATTCAAATCTTTAGAAAGTAAAATTGATTTGTTTGTAGAAAACAATAAGTCGGATGATACTTTATCTGATCAGGTAAAAGAGCTTAAAGAAGATTTGAGAATTATTAAAGAGAACACTCATACTTTTTCTGCAACAGGAGAAAATTTATTTGATGTTATTGAAAACGGGTTGAAGGAATTTTTGCCAAAAGTAAAAGAACACGCAAAAAACAATCCTGGAGAAAAAGCATGGGAATTAGAGCTTGAAATTAAAGCGGCTACTAACATGGCTACTACTGCTATCACGAATAGCACCGCAACGCCTGTAAACTTTGTATATCAGCAAGTAACTGATTACATGTCAGATCCAAGAGCAAGACAATACATTTTGCCTTATTTATCTAATGGAAATACAAATAAAGCTTCTTTGCCTTACATGGATAAAATTCCAACAGAAGGAACAATGGCAATTACTGCAGAAGGCGCATTAAAACCTTTGATTTCTGTATCATTTGTATTACGTTATTCTACAGCTAAAAAAATGGCTGGTCGTACGAAAATTTCAGAGGAAGCATTGGATGATATTCCAAATATTATGTCAATTATTCGTAATGAATTGGTTTATCAACATGATATTGCGGTTCAGGCTGATGTATTTACATTTGCATCCGCTTACGCACCTTCTTTTGTTGCGGGTTCTTTAGCGGCATCTACTGAGGCGCCAAGTAATTACGATGTAATTCGTGCTGCAGCTTACGCTATTAAAATAGCTTCAAAAGGGATGTTTATTCCTAATGCAGCAGTTGTGCCTTCTGCGGATCTTTACGCTATGGGAGCGACAAAGGATTTAAATAATAATTATGTATTGCCTCCTTTCGTATTGCCTGATGGAACAAGAGTTGAGGGAATGGCTATTATTGAAGATCCCTATGGAGTTATTGCTGCAGGAAGTTTTATTGTTGGAGACTGGAAACAAATACACAGAGATACTTACAAATCTTTTACAGTTCGTATCGGTCAGGGTATTGTTGGGAATGCAACAGCTGCTAATATTGTATCTGATTTTGAAAGCAACATGTACACTATTATTGGAGAAAGCAGATATCACTTATGGGGTTATGAAAATGCAAAAGTTGCATTTGTAGAAGGAACATTCGCAGCCGTTAAAACAGCTATCGAAGCCGCTTAATTAATAATTTTAAAACAATAATATCATGGCAGACGAAAAAGCAATGACTACTAAAAGTATCTTGAGTGACGAGCAGAAAGAAGAAAAAAACGCTAATACAAAAGCGGTTCAGTCAGGGTACAAAGGAAATCATCACATGGACAAAGTAGAGGTTACTATCTCAAAGGATACCAAGTATTATAAAAAAGGACAGAAAGACACGGTTCACCCGACTACTGCCTTTATTATGGAAGAAAAAGGTGTTATTGAAAAAGGATGGGAAAAAAATGTAAAAACCTACAATGCGCCTAAAGTTGTTGATGGACAATTAGCACAATAATAATTTATCATGTATATAATAGACGACACATATTTTCAATCACCTAAAAGAGAGGTTTCAAATTTGAACGAAGCAGATAGTAAATCATTTGCCGAACTACAATTGTTGATTGATGAAAAGTGTCGTCTATTGTTGCTTGATTTCTTAACAGTAGAACAATTTCAAGAATTAGATAGTTATTTAGTTAATGGATTGTTTCCGGAGCCTTACCAACCTGATCCGTTATTACCTAATTACGTTCCTCAGAAATGGATCGATTTAGTTAAAGGCTGTACTTATGAGGTAAATGAGATTCCTTTAAAATGGAATGGTTTGGCTTATTCATTAGGCACTTCAAAACAATCGTTATTGGCTGATTACGTTTATTATTTTTGGTTGGAATCACAAGTTAGTTACATGACGGGCGTAGGTGACGCAAAGGGCAATCCAAAAGGAGCTGTTTTAGTTAATCCTACTCAACGTTATGTGAATACTTGGAATGACTTTGTTAAGGGTTATCAAGATTGTTTGTTATCATACAGAGGATCTTCTTATGGTAACTATTACCCTCCTTATCCGTATAATGGAGTTGTAGGATATTGGCAGTATTATAATAACAAGGAAGTTTCTTTAATCCAATTTTTACAGGACAACAACGAAATTTATCCCAACGACAACCGTAAGTTCTTTGAAGCAAAAAATCAATTAGGATTATGATAGTTACCGAAACATTACTAAAAGAGATATTCTCACAGTTGCCTCCTTACAAGGACAGTAACGACAAAGAATTTCCGATACGTTTTGAATGGGGCAATCAAAATGATATAATATTGTTTTTAAAGACTATTTCGGGGAATAAATACCCACTTATTTGGCTTGTTGAAGGTTCTCAGGATGTTGACAGATTTGCACATCAAACTACACGAAATTGCCGTTTAATTATTGCGAAGGATTGTAAAAATGCAACTGATCGAAATCCTACTGTTTGGAATACTGAATTTATAACTGCTTTAAATCCTATATTAAAAAATGTTTTACGTGCTTTGGATAGATCTGGAGTGACTACCATAATAGGTAATCATACCGAAGATAGAAGAGCCAATTACACAGAAGAAGATTTACTTAAATGTACTGATTTTTGGAATGTAATTGTTTTAGACGTAAATATCATGTTTAAGGAAAAAGCAGACGGAACAGCACAATGTATAAACACCATTAAATTTTAAATAAAATGGCAGAAGATAAAAAAGAAGTTGAGGTTAAACAGCCGAAAACTGAAAAATTCAAAATTAAAAGGGAAGTCGTAATTGACAAACCTTATAAATTAGGTAGCGAAATTACGCTGACTAAAGGGAAAGACGACAAATTAAAAGAAACATTAATCTTTAATAAATTCATATAATGGCTTTAGAAGATCAAATTAACAAAGTAGATTGTACAGCGAGCGGAGTATTGGGAACTGGTTTAGCCGGATGCCGTATCGACCGTGATCGAGTAACAGCAATCGGACTTCTTACAAGAGGTTTTAAATTCGCTGAGGAAATTACGCTTGAATACATGCGTGAACTTCAAACAAACGGAACATTGATTATGCTTCAGGGTGTAATTACTTTTGTGGATAATACAGCCGAAGATACGGTAATTACCCGTGATGGTTCTGGGATTAAAAAAGTAGCCGGACAGATGCCGTATGAATATGCAGCAACTTTTGATAATGGCGTAAACTTTCATAAAGCATTAACATCACTATCTTCTTATGAAGGTTATGATATTGTACTTTTTGACGTAAACAACACATTATGGCTTACTTCTACTAAATCAGGAGAGTACAAAGGATTCTCTTTGGGTATGTTCCAAAACGGAAAATACACCGGAGCAAACGGAACGGATTCTGCAAGTCAAACAGTTACGTTTCAAATCGTAAACAGATTAGAAGTTGATTCTTTGATGTCGTGGGTGACAAATGAAAATTTAGATTTTACTTATGATGAACTACAAGGAGTCAATCAGGTTAAAATTACCATTGATCCGGTATCAGCAGGAACTTCAATAGTTGTAGAAGCATTTGTTTTAGACGGAACTCATTCGGTTAATGGATTATTATTCGGAAATTTCACAGCTACTAAAAACGGAGTAGTAAGTAATCCGACAGTTGCTGTTCAAGATCCTGTAACTAAGAAATACACTCTTACAGTTCCGGCTTTGGTCGCTACTGATGTTGTAACAGTTTCTTTAAATGGGATTATCCTAACTACATTAGGAACTCTTTACAAATCAAACACAGCAACAGCGGTTGTAGTGTAATGTCTGATTATTAAATATCAAAAGCCGTTGCGTTATGTAACGGCTTTTTTTGTACTTTTGAATAAACCTTAAAACAATTTAATTATGAAAACTTATATTGCTTATTTTAAAGATTTTGGATTATCTATTTATCCTTTTAAAACAGGATTTGATTTAGTATTAATTTGCGTGACAATATCCGTAGAATTTAAGACACATGGCAATAAGGGTCAAACAGAAAATTAGAAAATTAGAATTGATTCGTGATAATTTAAAAAGCGATACAAATAAAATACTCAATAGGCATAAAAAAGAAATAATTGAATTGAATAAATCGCAAATGATTGATGGTTATGGAAGCGATAACCGTGATTTATTCAATGCGTTAAGACAATATGATGGGGTTTATAATCCTGGATATAAAAAAAGTGGGTTGTATGATTTCTATGAAACAGGCGCATTTATTAGAGGTTTATTTGCCGACATAAGAAACAATGAAATATTTATTGACAGTACAGGTAAAGGAAGTGGTGATAAATCACTATTTTTTGCAGGATATACTAATTTATTTGGATTAAATAGTGATAGCATGCAAAAATTAAGAGGTATTATTATGCCTGAATTGAAAGCTTACTTAAAATCAAGATTATGAACAAACCAAAAATGCCAATGTCTAGAGTAATTAATGAAACAAGACATGTTTCGTTTTGTCCTATATGTAGAAGTAGTATGATTAGAAAATATTGGATTTACTTTTTTGGAAAACAATTTTGTATAAATAAAGAATGTGGTTATGAAAAATAATACTAAAATATCTGAATTACCAAATCACTACGCATCAATTGAAGATTTGACGCTTTATAGATGGGATAAATACACCCAAACCAAAGACAATAACTGGTTTTTGATTGATTATGATGGCAGGCAAACAAAACTTGATTCAGAAGATTTAAAAGCTGTTGAAAACGATTTGGTTGACCAATATTTTAAAGCTGTCGATGATAGGAGTTTTTCAAATAAAATGCAAAAGTGGGGGCGTATTGACTTTTTGAAAAGAAAATTTGAAACATGTCATTTGTTGCTTGATGGATTAAATACAATTATCGGTTTTCCTGTAACAAAAGAAACTTCTGAAATGCGTATTAAGTACGTTTTAGAGCTTAAAAAATGGCGTTTGAATTTTCCTTTGTTGAATAGTTTTTATGATGATTCAATCCTTATAAATGAGTTTAGAAACGCATTAGAAGGGATAGCAACTGAGATTGCATTGATAAGCAAAGAGGTAATAAAAGAAGGTAGAGAAGAAAGCGCATCATTATCAAAACAATTACAAATCGCAACAATAGCTTTGTCATACCCATACCGTTTAAATCCAAAAGAAATAACAGTTTCTGAATGGATTGAGATATGCAAATTAGTAGAAGAAAAAGCTAAACAAAATTAATACATGGCTAATCAAGACGAATTATTTGATTTTAACGAAGAACAAAAACAGCTTCAAAAGCTTATAGATCAGTTCAAACTTCTTGACACTACTATAATGAAGGTTTCTGCTGATGCTTTGGCAGCGGGCAGAAACATAAATGCAATAACATTGCCAAGCGATTTAGCTAATTTCACGGCTCAAAACGCACAATTAACTGCTACCATCCAAGCGCAAGCAAGGGAGTTGGCAAGATTACAGGCGCAATATACCACGCTTACTCAACAACGACAAAGGTCATCACAAAGGACTGCCGAAGAATCTGTAAATCAAGGGATTCTTAACCGTAATGCCATGGAGGCAGCACGTATTAATTCTACTTTAGCAGGGGCATATACCAGATTAAGCGCAGAACAAAGTAGAGCATCCAGATTGTTGCAGGATTTAATTTCACGTGGCAGATTGGCTACGCAAACGCAACGTGAGTATGATAGGGAGTTAAGAATTGCACAGCGTGAATTTGACACACTTAATAATCGTATTCTGGCAGCTGATAGAGCTGTTGGTCGTTTCAATAGGAATGTTGGTAATTATCCAACACAAGCGGTAAGAGGTTTAAAAGATTTGCTTTCTGCTTTCGGAATTGTAGGAGGTTTGCAAATGTTTGCTCAGATATCAAAGGATATTTTCGAGACAACCAAAGAAATACAATCAATGGACATGGCTTTAAAACAAGTCACAGGAACGCAAGAATTGTTTAATCAATCTCAAATGTTCTTGTCTCGTGTTTCAGAAGCTTACGGTGCAGATTTAGGTAAATTAACTCAACAATTTACTCAGTTTTATGTTTCTGCAAAAGATAAGATTAGCGGTAATGAAATTGAAAATATTTTCGAAAGCATTACAAAAGCCGGCGCAACGATGGGGCTGTCCACCCAACAACAGGAGCGAGCTTTTATGGCATTGAATCAAATGATGTCTAAAGGAACTATTCAGGCAGAGGAATTACGTGGACAATTAGGAGAAGCATTGCCTGGAGCATTGGGTATTATGGCTAAGGCTTTAGGTGTTACTGAAAAACAACTAGGTCAAATGATGAAAGACGGGGAATTACTGGCTTCAGATGTTTTGCCAAAATTCGCCAGACAATTAGAAATAACTTACGGTATTGAAAATGTAAATCGCATAGATACATTGGCGGCTGCACAAGGAAGATATACAAATGCATGGCGTGATTTCGTAAGAGGATTAGATGAAGATGGCAATAAGCTGTCTAAATTTATGAAAAATGCAATTGGACTTGGTACAGACTTACTAATTGGAGCTAGTTATGCACTAGAATCGGATCAGCAAACAAGAAATAGAACCTTAAAAACACTCCAAGAATCTGGTTTTAACCAAACAATGTCTTACTACAAAGGTCTTGCTGAATTAAAAAAAGAAGATTTAGAAAATGACAAAGCATATACTTTGCAAAAGGCAAAAGAAGAAACCGCTGAGTACAAAAGATTAGAACAGAGAAATTTAATATTAAGGGCTATTGCTTCTCAGGAATACGGGAATAATTTAGATAAAAACAGACAAATTGTTGATGCTAAATACGAGCTAAAAGACAATGTAGCTGCAATGGTATTGATAAATAATCTTTTATCAAGAAGAAAAGGTCAATTATCTGCTGTGATAAAACTTTTAGGAGATGATAACAAAGCTACAGAAACAAATACAGAACTTACAGAGGCACAATTAAAAGCCATTGAAGACGCTTTAAAAGCAAAATATGACACAGCTAAAAAAGAGCTTGAATTACGTGCTTTAGTTCAGGAAACGATTTTAAACGGAGAAAATGAAAGTTATGAAAATCAATATCAGGCTTTAGATAAGTTCCTTGATTTAAAAATGCAGATTATAAAACTTGACTATAACGAACAAGTTCGATTGGCAAAAGGGAATAAAGATAAAATAAGGATAGCAGAAATTGATGCTGAAATGGCAACAATAAAACAATTACAGGATGGATTCAACAAAACAAAGGCTATTCGTAAAAAACAAAATGATGAATACATTGAGGAAATTAAAAACGTTGAGAAGTTTTTAAAAGACCATGAAGATGAAAAAACAAGAATAAGAGAAACTTCAGATGAATTTGAGAATGATTTGTTTATGACTGCATGGAAAGCAAGAGAGGAGGCTTACGACAAAGAGATCGAAAGATTAAAAGAATTAAAACAGGCTACTTCTGACTATCTTTCTACTTTTGGAGATGAATTTATGTCTAATTCTGGATTCGGTGAAACTTTTAATACTTTCTTTAAGCAAATAAAAGGCGCTAACGGGGAAATGACAACTATGTTTAAGCAACTTATGGAAGGAGCTGATACAACAGCCAAAAAAGCTGCTGTTGTTTTTACTTCAATTGCTGAATCGGCTCAGGAAATGTATAATTTTATTTCTAATGCTTCACAGGCTAATTTTGATGGAGAAAAAGAGCGTTTGCAAAGTCAGTACGATGTTGCTTTTGAGTACGCTAACGGAAACAAAGAAGCCGAGGAAAAACTTGCAAATGATTTAGAAGCAAAGAAAAAAGAAATAGCCAATCGTGAAGCAAAAGCAAAGAAACAACAAGCAATATTTAATATTGCTATTGATACGGCTCAGGCTATAATAGGATTATGGGCTAAACCAGGGTTCCCTGCCGCTATACCTATGGTTGCATTAGTTGCTGCTCTGGGAGCTACACAGATAGCCATGGTTTCAAGTCAAAAAATACCACAGTATTTTAAAGGCGGTGTGCATGATGGTGGTTTGATGATGGTTAACGATGCCCCTGGTAATAACTTCAAAGAAACAATTGTATTTCCTAATGGTGGTATTGCACAACCAGAAGGGCGTAATGTTTTAATGAATGCGCCAGCAGGAACTAAAATACACACTCCTGACCAATGGGATAAACTACAACAAGAGAAAGAATTATTCAATATGTTACAACCTAGTGGTATTTTTATGAACTCTCAACAAGCACAATCTGGGTTTGATTATGATGCTATGGATGATATAATGAATAAGTATTTAGGCAATGTTACTGTTGAGCAGACATTAATGGATAAAAGAGGCTTTAGAACATTTATTAAGAACTCAGGAAGTAGTACTGAAGTAAACAGAAATTTCGCATCATCAAAAGGTTACAAATTCAAATAATCATGGCAGGAGAAAAATTTTATTTTATATTTTCTGACGAACCAAATACTAAATATTGGATTGACGAGCCAGAAGGATATTCTGAGGTAGATTTTGTTTTAGAGCAGAAAGAAAACAGAATGGGTCGTGATGAATCTTTGAACGGCGGAGAGAATCGTTTTAAATTCACAGACTATAGAAATCACTATTTAGATAAATTACTTTTTTACTATCATAGTAGAGGCTTTGAATCTGAAATAATTTTAGGTATAGTAACCTTATTAGCCAATGTTTATGAATCTGAATTACATTTTGTTGATGTTGAAACGGATGAATTGACTTATTTGTCATGCCGAACAATATCAAAAAACAGCCAACAATTAATCAAGTCCAGAAGAGAAACAAAAGTTGATATGTTTTCGTCTGTTGATATTGACGGGAATTACATTGAGCCGTTAGCTCCTTCAAATATGCTTCAGCAAACAAAGCCGACAATTCAAATATCTGAATGGGAGCAAACTGTTGACTATTCACAGAATTTATTGGCGAGTGGTTCGGATGTAGAGGTTCGTTACCAGGTAAATCCTGTGCAAAATTTGGTCAAGAGCGGTATTCAGGACACATATACTTTTTTTACAGATACAGAATCCAAAAGAAGAGAGCCGTTTTTAGACAGTTCTTTCAAATTGTTTCAAGCAGATTCTAATTTGATAAATGTAAAAATATCGGTTAAATCTTTGAATTTAAAGTTTACTACAGATGTAGATAACAACGGTAACGGTTATGTGAATTTTAAACTAAAAGTTTTTAAAGGAAGTACTTTTTTGGATGCTGAGGAATATTCATTGTTATCCACTTTTAATACTGAAAATCAGTTTTATTCTTTCATGGGCGATTTGTCTGATTTAAACATAGGCACAGTTTATCGTAATGAATCGGTATGGATTTTTTTTGAAGTTAATACTGTTCAATCAACAAATGTTGTTATAGGAGGAACACCAAGATTTGAAGTATTTACCGATATATACAAAGGGACTAAAATAATAGCTTCTGCCGAATCATTATCTTATAATTCAATAATCCCCACATTTCGTTTAATTGATGTAATGAGGCAGGTTTTAAGAAGCATTTCAGGAAATCCAGCATTGTCACAACGTTATGATTTTGCAGGGGAATTATACGATAACGTTTTGTTCAATGGGAATCTAATGAGAGGCGAAACAGAAAAGCCTTTTTATGTTAGTTTGGATGATATTGAAAAATCTATTTGGGGAGAAAATAAAGGAGATACTGAAATACAGGAGGACGGGTCTGTTTTTGTTGGAATTGAAAAAGATTTCTATACCGATATTGAGTGTGGTTTTTTTGACAATGTTCAGTTTGAGGACATGGCAAAAAATACCAATCCAAAATATGCGTTGAATGAGTTCAAATTTAAGTACAGTAAATACCAATCATTAAAAGAGGAAACTCAGCCTAATTCAGAAAGCACAATTCACGGGGAAAGTATTTGGACTTTTTTCAATAAACGAGCTACGAATAAATTAGAAGCAAATGTAGAATGGGTTCGTGATGCAATATTAATAGATGCTCAGCAAAGATTATCAACCAAAATAAGCGATAATACAGCTACTCAAGATGATGACACTATATTTTGTGTTGATGTATTGACAACTGAAAACGATCAGAAGTTTACAGAAACCACAAAGCTTCAGCACACTTATTCAGACCCTACATTAACACTAAGAAGCAACGGAGAGGTTAATTTTTTAACACTTGGAATTAAGCCGTTAACGACTGTAATAATAGAAGAGCCAAACATAAATGCAGGAACATACACGGTACAATCTGTTTTACAGACAGAACTTGTGTTAGTTGGTGGCGTAGGATTGAATCCAATAAATGATGGTTTAAAAATAACCAGGTACACGTATGAGATAAAAAAAGAAACGATTCCTTTAACCAATAGAACAGACGAAGCATTTACGGCTATTAGTAATTTAATTTCGCCTGACAAGTATAGTAATTTAAGGTATAGTATCAAAAGGAATATTTTGAATTATTGGAATAGCACATTGGCAACGGCTAATTTATTCTGGAAAGAAAATCCATTACGAAGCACGTATTATAAGAACAACGGTAAATGTAGTACAACGTATGCCGGATTAACTGTAGTTGAAAACGAACCATTCGTGCCTACTGACCCGATTTTGTCGCCTTACATTTATAATGACTTAACTTTTGCGAATGTTGATTTTGATGACTATATTATTTTAAGGGATCGGATTAAAAAAGACCGTGGATATATTCGTGCTATTAATAAAAATATGCGTGTTATAAAAGTTTACCCACAAAAAGTAACTTATGTAAATGCAGAAAAGAAATTAGTTATTTCAGGCGAAGAAAAGTTTGAAAAGGCTTATTTGACTATTTCAAATGAGGGTGGTATTATATTGGTTAACGATGAAACTCGATTGATGCGATTGGATTATTCGATAGAAAACAATGAGGTTTCATTGTTTGATAAAGAGCGATTCCGTTTGTACAATCCTGTTTTTTGGGACAAAGTTTCAGTAAATGGAGCCAACGCAGAAAATATTGAGGAATTAATTTCTTGGTTAGATTTGCTTAGTTAAAAATAATTACTATATTTACATCGTGGACTATGATGGTCATAATAACAGCGTATGAAGTAATACGCATCTAATAATAACTAAAGCACCTTTTAACCGAGGTGCTTTTTTAATTTAAATAGCCACTAAAAACAATTATTATGAAAATTAAAGGAAAATTCAAGAAGGATTTCGAAAATTATCTGTTGAAAAATGATTTAATGTCTCCTTGGGAATATCAAGTCTTTGAAAAACTTTCTGAGATAGTAAAATTAGCTTATATTATAGGTTTTTTAGATTCTAAAGGCTTGTATATAAATACTTTTTCAGTTTGTCTTATTTATACTTCTTTTGGTTATAATATTAGATTTAAAGATATAGAAAAGCCAGAAATTGAATCTGATGAAAATGAATTTGACACTAGAAGTTTAGCTATAAAAGATGCTATTTCAAAAGCGCAAGAAATTTATAACTCAAATAAAATAGCAATATGAAACCAACCTTAAACGAAGAAATAGAAATGAGTGCAAAAGGAGTTGATTATGTTGATTCGCTTGTGCCGAAAACACCTGCCCGAAACACAAATTTCACTAAAAAAGATATTGATTCGTGGAAGCCAAAAAACAACAATTTCCCAAAAATAATATTTGTCTGCTTGGTTATAAAATTAATAATTTGCGCAATAGCAATAATTAAAATTAGTGAGTTATGAAGAAAGAAATTTCAATTATAGTAACCGCATCTCAAACACCTTCTGAACCAATTAAAACTGTTTATATTGACGGAATACAGCATGATTTGGAATATATTGGAGAAGGTAATTATTTGTTAAAAAATAAAACCAGTTTAAAACAACAACAAAAACAAGCTAAAGAACAGTAGTATGGAAGTATTAATTAAATCAATATTGTTTTTATTATTTTTATTTATAGCTTTTTTAATGTTCTCATTTGTTAAAAATAATAAATAAAAGTATTATGAAAGAATGTGAATGTAAACCGATGGTGGAAAGTAATTTTACCACGAGTTGTTGGGATTATAAAAAACTAAAAAGAACCTTAGTTTATCATCATTCAAACAGCAAAAAAGGATTTCCAATAAAAGGAACTAACTTAAGAGTTTCTTTTGAATATATTTAAAATTATGAATTATTATAAAATACACCCGAATAAAAAACCTAAAAGAATCCCTGAAAGAATTATTAACCCTAAAAAAGCACATACTAATATTATTGCAGTTATGGGAGCGGTTCAGATAAGAACAATTCAATCACAGCCGTTTATAAGTATTAATGATAAAAAGATAAATATTGCAGAAGCTGTTTTAAAAACTGCGACCGCAATAAGTAATCTATGGTCGCCAAAACAAAAATATTTAGACAGAATCAACAATACAAAATAATTTATCAAGCCTACGCTCATAATGTAGGTTTTTTGTTTTATATTTGCTATTGTCAAAGCAACGATGTGAATCAGGGCAAAATATGGTAAATCCTATAATTAACATTTATCGCACACTTGAAGAAGCAATGTTTTTCAAGAACTCGCCTCGAAACGCTTTCTATACGTTTTCGGGGATTCAACTTTTACCAAACAATCCAAACAAATATTTACAAGTTACCAATACACCAAACGGAATAAATTTAGAGGATTGGACTGTTTACGGTGTTTCAGTTTGCGGTACTTATGAATCGGATATTACCGCTTCGTTTATGGTTGAAAAATTAACCAATTCACTAAATGGTAATCCTCAATTGATTTGGTCACTTGAAAACGTTACTGTTGATTTTGGATATGGATTAATTTACTTAAGAATTGAGCAAGCAGAAGGAGAAACATTTTATTCTACGCCTTTTAAATTAACCGCAATCAATGAAGAACTTGTTTCACAAATAACATACAAATATAAGCGAACAGACGAGTTTCAATCGATTGGAGCTAATATATGGTTTAGATCAGAATCACTTCAAATAAACCTTCAAAACTATTACGAAACATCAACAGAAAACAGCGTTACTACCGCAGTACAATCAAATAAAACAGAATTTTGGGAAACTGAAAGCATGTCAATATCAAATTTGATAAAT